ATTAAGTTGGAGGAAACCATGTTGGTCACGGACAACTGCTTCGCTGACTTTTTCGCTACCTTTGACATACTGGTTGATGTATTGGCTGATCGGGTTGTAGTCTTGGAGGATGACTGCTTTCGAGATTTTTCCGTCGAATTCCCTCCAGTAGATTTCGTAGAGGTCGATCTTTTGGTTGACAGAGAGTGACCAGTTGAATCCGCTTTCCGAGATTGTGCGGAAGAAGTCTTCCCTTGTTTTGTTGTGTTCTGAAAAAGCCTTGTGGAATCTAATGGCGTCCACAACTGCATCGACATTCCACCCAAGGTCTTCGGCGGCAGATCGGTTTTCGATGATCTTGTAGAGTTGATACGGGGTGAGTCGAACTCGCCGCACAAACTCTTCCAGATTCGAGAAATCAACCTTGATGTCATCAGGGAACAATAGGTCAGAAAGCGGTATGTATTCTGGCATCCAGCCAAGAGGAGAGTGCCACATCCCGCAGCCTTTTCCGTAGAGCAGCATCGACTCAAGTTCTTGCTCTTTGTTGTAGAGATACCCCGGCCATTCGCGGATCGCTTTGTCGAACGCGAGCGTGATGTTTTCTGTGTGGACGAGTCTTTCTTTTTCATTGCCATATTTAGTTTCGATTGTTGCACAAGCCTGACGCTCTGTAATTACATCGTAATAACTGGACTTCTGGTTGTTGACGATGAACTCCATCTGACCCCAGTTCACATCTGCCTGCCAAGGTAACTTCTTCTCTGCTATCTTACTATAGCCAGTAGGCGGGAATCGCTTATAGCTTTTGTATACCCGAATGCGTTTATTCTCGCGGCCAGAATTTGACAGAGAGAGATTGTTTGCGATATTCCAAGCGTGATTCGACGATGAAATCCTAGTATCTGGGACTTCTCCATCTGGGCCGAGAGTTAAAAGTGAAAAGTTGTCTGATCCGACTGAGATAGGCATAATGAGTTATCGTTAACGATAGAGTTATTTGTTGAACATTCTGTTTAACGCTTGTCGGCGTTGTCTGCAACTAGAGCATCCTTTGGCTTTTTGTTCAAGTCTTGTTCCTGCTATCCTGTCAACCACTCTTGCTACTCCATGAATAGCTTGTGCAACATGATCTCCTGCTCCCATCCAACACCTATCCGATGGTTGGCGTTCGCAGATTTGATTTTCAATTACATCAGCAAGATCGACTGGCGCAGTAACGCCGTTTGATCTCATGTCTTTGTTAACATTCTCGATCAAGCGTGACAATGATTCTCCGTAAACAGTCGCTGGGAAATTTAGGTTGTTACGAGTGATTACATACTTGTAATACCATCCACCTACAGGAGCGCGTCGAGGTTCTTTAAGTTTCATCTTGCCTTGCGCGTGAAGATGAGGTTTCATCCTTCCCATGTCAAGAAAAATTGTTTCTCAAAATGGCATTCGGAAATATGGGATGGTCTTCCCAGAAAACATGAACCCGCTTGAGATAGAGCTTTATTGCTACGCTTTAACCCGTGGTGATTATGGAAAGACGATGCGAGTTAAGAAGAATATGGAGCTTTCTGACTACAAACTTTTGTCACCATACGAACACTTTATCATAGCTGTCCAATATATGTGGCCGACTGATGTTGTGATTAAGAATAGAGGTTATACCAATACTCAACTTCTTAGGACTCTTGAGGAGTTGTGCAACAATGACGATGTGTGTCTCGCAGGCGCGGCCTCAATGGGTAAGTCATTCCCAGTTGGTCTGTGGATTTATCTGGATTGGTGTGCTGCTCCGCATTGCACATCTTCTTGGGTAGCCACTACAACCTTGGGAGCGTCCGAGGATCGTATCTGGGGTATCATCTCTAAACTCTGGAAGTGTGCCTCCAATAAGATTGGAAACCTTGTTGATTATCGCCACATGATTGTTTGGGGTGGTGCGTCTGGAGATGATGAGAAGGACTACCGAAATGCTATCAAAGCTATTGCCTTCCCTCCCGGCTCTGAAGGTCAGAAGGCTATTGATACCACCCGTGGTCGTAAGAACGATAGAATTCGCGTAGCCTTGGACGAGTTGCCCGAAATGGAGATGGGCGCGATTAACATCAGGCAGAACCTTTCCTCTAACGATGACAAGGTTTTCATTGGTATCGGAAACCCGTCCGCTGGAGACAATCCCCACACTCGATGGGCTATGCCTAAAGGTCACACTAGCTTCGATGCGGTGAGTGCTGATATGGAGAAGTGGGAAACTGAAACAGGCGTATGCTTGTTCTACAATGGCATGAAGTCTCCGAACTTCCAAGCTCCTGCCAATGAACCTTCTCCATTCCCGTTCCTAATGGATCGCAAGAAGCAGGCTGACATTTTGAAGATGTCCTATGGAGATGAGAACTCTGTGGACTATGTGCGTAATGCTATTGGCTGGTGGCCTAAGTCTGGCTTCGCCCAAACGATCCTAACAGCCGATGTCATTCGGAATGCCGATACCTACTCTGAACCTATCTGGGATCACAATGACCTTATCAAGATTGCTGGATTCGATACTGCTTTCACGGCTGGCGGGGATAGATGTGTTCTTACAGTCTGTAAGCTAGGTTATGTCCGTGGAACCTCTCAGAAGGTTATGTATCTTGAAAACCAAGAAGTGATCCAAATCGCCGCTAGTCAAGCTACCGAGTTCGATGTCCAAGTCGCCGCGAAGGTAGTTGAGCTATGCCGCAAGCATGAAGTTATGCCTAGCAAGTTTGGTATGGATGTCAGCGGTGATGGTGGCCGAATCGGACAGGCTATCATGCGCGAGTGGCTGCGGCATGATAAGGATGGTTCTTCTATAGCTCTTATCTCCTCTATGGGTCGCCCGACTGATCGTATCGCCGCCGATGTCGATAAGCGTCCTTGCACAGAAGTCTATGATCGTCTTATCTCGGAATACTGGTATCAGAGCTTCCACGGGTTTAAAGCTAGGGTTATCTATGGAGTTAAAGCATCTGGTGAGCTTGGACGAGAACTTTGCTTGCGTAGGTATCGCACCAAGAACAAGAAGATTTCCGTCGAAACAAAGGACGATTACAAAGCGAGAACTGGATTCTCGCCTGACTTGGCTGACTCGTTTCTCTACGCACTAGAGATGTCCCGCCGCAATGGACTAACTTTTATCGGTAACGATAAACCTGTCCCAACGGATCGCTTCTGGGCTAGGAAAGAAACTAAAGTCGAAGAAATGTCCGATGACGAATATTATATGTCGGACGATGATGGGGAGGACTAAACTATCCATCGCCATTTCAATGCCCAAACGCATATTGTGAGACGATGATTCGGTTAGTTTAGAAGGGGAGGTAGCCGCCTCCACTATGAAAAGTTTACTCTAGCACACCTTGCAATTCCATCAAGTTCGCTAGGTCTTCGCTGACTGTAATCCTACAAGCCTTGTCTCCCTCGAAAGTAATTCCCAACATTTCAAGTTTCTCTAGGTCGGTCTTCTTGATCCAGCAGTCCACATAGTCTTGGCGGAAGCGAATTTTCTGTGGGTTTTCGTCAATGAATGTGCCTTCGCACACGATAAGTGATTTGAACATATTATTTGTTTTCTGCGTATTTCCAAATGTAACCTTTTGCTGATTTAACTCTTCCTTTTAGGCAATTGTTTACACCATTTCCAAAAACTTTTTGAGCATCTACTTGAAAATCAAATTCGATTTTTTCTCCAGTAGATATTGATATTCCATAAATCGGCTTTTTATTTTTTCTAAGTTTTATTCTGTGTAGTCTTTCAATTTCTTTTTCATCTGTTGGCCTATCTATTTTATTTTTACGCTTGTATTCATTGCAAGCGTGGCATAATCCCCTCCAGCTTCTATGCTCTCCTTTTGCAGAAAGAGTGCTTCCTTTGCAATTAACACAGATTTGAACAATTTTTTTTCTTTTTGTAAATGCTTGTTCTTTTGGAGTGGCCCAACGGCAATTTGATTTTTCATAATTTCCGTTTGGGTCTATTCGGTCAAGAGTTGTGCCTTGTGGGCGCGGAGCCATGTCTTCTGCGAAATTTGAAAATGTTCTCCATCGTTCGCATACTTTAATTCCTCGCCCACCATACAAGTGCCAAGAATCTCTTTTTTGATTTTTGCATCTTTGGATCATTGATCCCCATATTGAATATAGCTCTCGTCTCATAGAGCTTAACATTTAATGTATCATTCATTGGCAGTCAAGTGTATTCCCTGACTATGTATCCTTTTTCCGTTGCCCATTTGACATTTTGGTGCAGGTAGGTGTGACATTGGCGGCATACAGCCAAGAAAGTGCCCTTCTCGCAGGTGTTACGGCCTCTGCCGCTTTTATGGTGAATGTCTGTTGCTTCCCTATCACATACTTCACATCTGCCGTTTTTTTCTTCAAGATACTCTCTCCTTACCCTACTGTATTCAATGCTTCGTTTTTTGAGTCTGGCTGAAACGGGATTGAGTTTCCCTCCTCTTTTCTTGAATCCGCTTTTAGCTTTGAGTGGAGTTTTGCGTCTGAGCATAGAGCTACTATTTTCTCGATGTGTTGTTTTTTCAGTATTGATTTCGAGGATGTCTCAATCTGGTTGATCAAGCTACCAGTCACCCCAATCTTGTCACCCAAATCACGGACAGACAACCCAAGCCCATTACGGCAGTCGCGCAGATACGAACCAAACATTTTCCGTGCGTTATGCTTGATGCTTCTGCTATGCTGTATAGCTGATAGGTAGCTATTGTAGGCTGCTTCTAATGGGTGCATTTCTAGTAAGTCTAAACAATCTTATTGACAGGTCAATCTTTTTTTCATACCATCCCAAAAAATGGACAATCACAAGAACAACATCGACTTGGACATGACGGCGTTTCACTTCATGGACTTCGCTCGCAAGTCCGTTTTGATTACCAATATGTCTCTTGCCGAAGCTATGGAAGAAGGTATCTTTTCTACCCTAGAGACATTTAGTGGGCATGGAGGATACCTAGTTCTCGGAGTGCGTCCCAACTCTACAGCGAGGGCCGCGACCTACTCTGGCAAAAGAATCCTCTGGTCTGAACTCGCCCTAATCAAAGACGAAGATTTAGAACTCCATCACAAACTCCATGCCGTAGATTGTCCAGATGAACATACTTCTGATCTAGCTTGGACAGACCTAGTAGACCAGATCGAGGAATGGGTGAAGTGCGAGCGTGAGGAGATTGATCTCGATTATCGTTAACGATAAAAAATAATTCTTGACCTGTCACAAACAGTAGTGATAGGGTTAGCGCGTCTGAGAAATCAGACCTTCGGGGTAGGAGCCGAAGTAAAGAGAAGGCAAAAAGATAAATTGAATAACAAACTATATGGTCGCTTGTAGTGGTATCACCACTCCTATGTGTCAGTTCGCCAGTTTTTGCCGCCACTACAAGAGACCGCCCTTTTTTCAATGAGTGTAAAAATAATGTCCGATGTCTTTGAGAATAGTAAGACAGAGGGTAATGCGCGGCTGGTGCTTTTGTGCCTCGCCGATTGTGCAAACGATGAAGGAGCCTGTTGGCCGTCAATCCGCAAGATAGCACAGAAAGCTAACCTTTCCGAACCTATAGCAAAAAAGTATTTGAACGCATTGATTGAAACTGACGTGGTTAATCGTGAGGAGAGAGAAGATCAATTTGGAAGACAAACATCCAACTATTACACCATCTTGATTGATCGTATTGGTAATGACGAAATCACACGCGATGTGCTTGAACGAGTTACCCCGAAA